ACAGAACTTGGGCCGTCGGTCTATGATGAAAGGGGGATTGAGATTATATGAGCGATGAACTGTTTATTGAAAAACGGCACATTGCAGATTGTACCCCGTGTTTTGTTGTTGCCGAGATAGGACATAATCACATGGGCGATGTTGAAATCTGCAAGCAATTATTTGCCGCAGCGAAATATTGCGGATGTGATGCCGTGAAACTCCAGAAGCGCAATAACAAGATGCTTTATACAAAGTCTTTTTATAATAAACCCTATCATTCGGAACACGCTTATGGAGCGACTTACGGGGAACATCGGGAAGCATTGGAGTTTGATTATGAACGATACACAGAACTTAAAAAATATGCGAAAGAGTTGGGCATTATATTTTTTGCAACTGCCTTTGATTATGATTCGGCGGATTTTCTTGAGGCACTCGATATGCCATGCTTCAAAATCGCTTCGGGCGATCTTACGAATACGCCATTTATCGAATATGTTGCGTCATACGGGAAGCCGATGATTATTTCAACCGGCGGGTCTTACATGACCGATGTGCATCGAGCTTATAAAACCATGAAAGATACAGGAACTCCATTTGCACTATTGCATTGTATCGCTTCATATCCCAATAAACCAGAAGAGATTAACCTTAATTTAATTCGGAAATACAAAGAATTGATGCCGGACATAGTGATTGGATGGTCGGATCACTATAATGGCATTGTAATGGCAGAAGCAGCCTATGTCATGGGAGCAAGGATTGTTGAAAAGCATTTTACGCTCGATCATACATGGAAGGGAAGCGATCACGCTTTATCGTTGCAGCCGGAGGGGATGAGGCGATTATGCAGAGATTTGAAAAGGCTCCATGTAGCTATGGGGGATGGCATGAAGCGGTTTTGGCTATCTGAAAAAGACCCCGTACATAAAATGGGGAAAGGTGTTTATCTTTCGCGCAATGTGCCGGTTAATTATCAACTTGCAGAGAATGATCTTGTCATTAAGAGCCCTGCTGCACCTATTAAACCATACGATATTAACGAAGTAATTGGAAAAGTGACGTTATGCAATTTAACAACCGCTGATGATTTGACATGGGAGAAATTGAAATGAAAGATTTATTTGATCTGCATGGCAAGGTAGCACTTGTGACCGGGGGCAATATAGGTAATTTGGCTCCGATTTGGATTGAAACTTTAAAGAGTGTAGGTGCAAAGGTATTTGATGAATATTTTGATATTACTAAAACTTTGGACATTATTGAAGCAAGACAGCAATGTATTGATAAATACGGAGTACCGCAGATTATCGTGAACAATGCGGCTATTGATAATCCCCCTGGATCGAAAGCAACTTTCTTTGGCAACTTTAAAGATATTATGGATGTGAATCTTTTTGGTGCAATCAGGGTAATTCAAAATTATTTGCCATTGATGATTAAACAGGGCGGGGGTGTTATTGTGAATATCGGTTCAATTATGGGGAATGTTGGTGCGGATTGGAGAAATTACGATAAAGACTTTGAAAAACCTGTTGCATATAATTTAAGCAAATGTGCTTATTTGCAGTTATCACGGAGCATCGCAACACAATATGGGCGATTTGGTATGCGGTCTGTGACGATTTCCTTTGCAGCGGTTGATACAGGGAAATACAATGAGCCGTTCAAAAGCAAATTTTTGAAATGCCTTCCACTCGGACGGATGATTTCTAAAGAATCATTGCAGATGACCTTACTTTATGCCTGTTGTTGCCCTGAACTGACGGGACAGCAGCTTCTTGTAGATAGTGGATACACATCATGGTGATTTGGGGTCTTATACCGGCAAGGGCGGGAAGCAAGAGGATTCATCGTAAAAATATCAAACGGTTGAATGGCAAACCGCTGATTCACTGGACTATCATGGCGGCACAGGATTCACAAATATTTGAAAAAATCATTATCTCGACTGACGATCACGAACTCATGTGTATGTATCGTGATATGGAATACCATCAAAGACCCAAAGAATTGGCGCAGGATAATTCAACTGATTACGAATGGATAAAGCATTTATTTATGAAATATGAGCCATTATTGCCGAATTGCTTTGCCATGCTCAGACCGACCTCACCTTTTCGTACAGCACAGGACATTCAGATAGCTTGGAATATATTTCAAAATTATCCTTATGCTGATTCTCTTAGGGCAGTAAAGCCCTCTAAAGAGCATCCTGGCAAAATGTGGATAACAAAAGAAGATTATATCTTACCATTGATGAATTACGGGTTTTTTAACGATCAATATTCGTATAATTCGCCCACACAATTATTGCCAAAATATTATATTCAATGCGGTGCATTGGAAATTAGTTATACGAGAAATGTTTTGTTTAGGCGTAATGTATCTGGCTATCGAATTATCCCTTATTTTATGGATGAAATAAACGGCTTTGATGTTAATACATCATTAGATTTCTTGTTTGCAGAAATGCTGATAGAGAAAGGAATAGTGAGGTTGTAAAATGAAACTTTATTATTATCCCAAAGAAACACTTGAAGCTATTACAGATGAAAAAGAAATTCTTAATGCTTTGAGAGTGAACATTCTTTACATGATACAGCGTGCCGGTCATGGGCATATAGGATCAGCCTTTTCAGCCCTGCCTATCATGTGGGATATTTATTCAAAGATGCAACCGCAAGACATTTTCTTCAGCTCTAAAGGGCATGATTGCGCTGCGCTCTATGCAATATTGATTTATAAAGGCATAATTCCGTTTGATGAGATTCATAAATTTCGGCAGGAAGGCGGATTGCCTGGTCATCCACACCCATCATGGTCGGGCATCCATTTTCACACTGGTTCCCTGGGGATGGGATTAAGCAAGGCTCAGGGATTAGCACTTGCAGATAGATTAGCGGGACGGGAAAGGAAGATTCATGTTCTTGTGGGTGATGGCGAGTTGCAGGAAGGGCAAATAGCAGAATCTTTAAGGAATATAGATAAGTATAAATTATGGGACAGAATAACAATGCACATTGATGGGAACTGTTATCAATGCGATGATGTGAAGATAGAATATTTCCCCTTTTTATATTGTGCAGAAGATGCCTCCATTGAGTTATATAAAACTACAAAAGGATATGGCGATGACCCTTTACACGCAGGTGCATTGAACGAGAAACTATATCAAAAAATTGTGGGCGAATTGATACACGATATGCCATATCAACCAACAATGATCGAATATGAAAGACCGACAAAACCATATTGGGCAAATGAATTAATATCACCTTACAAAGAATTAATTTATCGGTGTATGATTGATAATGATAAAATTCTTATTCTTAATGCCGATCTTGCTAAAGATTGCGGTATTGCCGAGTTCAGGCAATATGAACGATTTATCGAGTTCGGGATAAGTGAGCAGGACATGGTATCGGCTGCAAGCGGTCTTGCTTATGGCGGTTATCTTCCCATTGTGCATAGTTTCGCGGCTTTTCTTTGCAGACGGGCGAATGAGCAGATTTATAATAATTGCTGTGAGGGAAGGAAAATTGTCTATATAGGGGTTTTTTCGGGAATACTCCCATGTGGGCCAGGTGAAACGCATGAGTGCATTGAAGATGTTGCCTTGATGAAAACTATGCCGAATATGAATGTCTTTAGCCCACATAATGCACAGGAACTCCGTGCGTGTCTTTATTGTGCGATTTATGAAACCACGAAATCGAGCTATATAAGAATACCATGTTTAAGTGAGATAGAAAATGCGAGACGATAAAATGCAGAGAATTATTCTTGTGGGATCAGCCATTACAGAAGATGAGTTACTCGACAAGATAGAACCCGACGATGAGGTATGGAGTCTTAATAATCTATATGGTCAATTCCCAAATGTGAAATTTACACGATGGTTTGAATTGCATACCTTCAAGCGTTCACGCAACGGTTATCTTCGTCGTGGTCAGGATACTTACGGGAATAAACGAATTTTGGATTATATGAAAGATATTGATAAACTTGATATTCCGGTAATGATGCAAAAGCAATGGAAAGTTATCAAAAAAAGTGAAGTATTCCCCTTTGAAGAAATTATGCAAAAACATGGTAATTATTTTGGTTGTTCTTTTGCATGGATGATTGCATATCTTTTAGAGAATTATTCTCCGTTAGATTACATTGTAAGATTTGATGGTATATCGCTTAATAGTTATGAGTATTATTATCAGCGACCCTCAACGGAATATATGCTTGGCATTATGGTGGGGAAGGGATATGGCATTACAATAGGCACTACCAGTTCATTGACACGCGAACCATATATTTACGCATATAAAGAAGATTACGAAGTAATTGATTTTCTTCATGTGGGATTTATACGCGATCTTACTACTGCGATTGTATCATCAATAACAAGATATTTTGTGGACGACAAAACATGATCGAATTACCCTTCAAAATGATTATTGAAACCGATATGGAAAAATATCGTGCAGAAACTTTCTGGACTAAAGAACCGGAAACGATTGCATGGATTCAATCCTTTAAGGATGGTGACACTTTTTGGGATATAGGGGCAAATATCGGTATCTATTCTTTTTATTGTGCTTCATTGTTTCCGAAATCAAACATTTCTGCATTTGAACCAGACCCCGTGAATTTTGTCAGGTTGCATCAGAACAGATTATTGAATGAATTTGATAATGTTTCTATATTCAGGTTTGGTATTGGTCATTATGAGCATCAATCCATATTCTATACCGAAAAGACAGAGGCGGGAGCTTCTGGGGGGCAGATGGGTCAACCGATTGACGAGCATGGAAAAAAATTCAATCCTGCAACACAAACACAAACTTATCTTGTGAGCGTTGATTTTCTTATAGAAGTAATGGATCATAAAACACCTACACATATCAAAATAGACATTGATGGGCAGGAAATAGCCGTAATCGCTGGGATGCTCAATACTATAAGGCGTGAAGAATTAAAAAGCGTTTTAATTGAGATCAATCCGAATAGCAACAAGGAAGATATTGTAAAATTATTTAAAATGCGAAAATTCAGCACCATAAATCAATTCAATCTTATGGAGAATCATTCAAGAAATAGGAGAGCAACGGAAGGCATAGACGTTGAAAATGTTGTTTTTACCAGATGAATTGCGATACTTGTAAAAATTATGCTACTTGCCGGGAACTATGCGAAATAGCGGAGCAATACGCTTCTCAGGATTACATAAGCAGTAGAGAAATGCCGATCTCGCTTGTTAATGTACCAGCGACTAAAATCCTTGAAATGATTTCTAATGTTCCGATGACCCGTAAAGAGCAGCAAATTGTAACGCTTTTTGGGTACGGATTGAACCGCCAGGATGTAAGTCAAACCCTTAATATTTCAAGAAATTCACTCCGAGTTCATATCTGTCGAATGAAGAAGAAAATGTAACGCTTTCGTTCTAATATAGATACTATGTTGAAACGATTGCGTTCATTTTTCGAGAAACGGACTTCTGCGACTCCCGGCGATGCCGAATCGTGGTTGACGGCTATTATCGAGAAATATGTTACGACTTCTGGGGCTAATGTAACTGCTGACAATGCGATGAATTGTACGGCGGTTCTTGCCTGTGTATTGGTCATTTCCGAAACTATCGCATCTCTCCCCCTTAAAGTATATATACGCAACAAAGATGGTAGCAGGGATGAAGCTCCTAATCATCCGTTATACTATCTTCTACATGATGCTCCGAATCGCTATCAGACCTCTTTTGAATTTCGGCAGACGATTGTTGGACATCTTTGTTTAAGGGGAAATGCGTATTGTCAGATTGTGAAATCGGGAAAAAGGATTGTTGAATTATTGCCCCTTAATCCAGCGAAAATGGAAATAGAAGTTGAAGATAAAACGGGCGATCTTATTTATAGTTATAAATATGAAAATGGGCAGTCTAAAGATTTCAGTCAAGAAGAAATATGGCATCTGAAAGATTACTCCGATGATGGCATTATCGGTAAATCGAGGGTCACGCAGGCACGTGAAGCTATTGGACTTGCGATAGCGAGCGAAGCATACGGGGCGAGGTTTTTTGCAAACGACACTACTATCAATAGAATTTTGAAGCATCCCGGAAAACTGTCTCCACAAGCAAGAGATAATATCAAGGAATCGCTTAAAAAATACCTTGATGAAAAAAGACACGGTACGATGCTTCTTGAAGAAGGGCTTGATATGGCGAGTGTCGGCTTGAGCAATGAGGATTCGCAATTTCTTGAGACGAGGGAATTCCAAGTGCAGGACATTGGGAGAATCTATCGTGTTCCCGGCGTGTTAATCGGCGCGCCTGATAAAACTTCAACTTATGCATCGGCTGAACAATTTTTTCTCAGTTTCGTTGTTCACACTATAAGGCCGTGGGTCGTCAAAATAGAACAGTCTATTAACCGCAATTTAATTTCGCCGTCGTCTAAACAATATTTTGCGGAACACGTATTGGACGGGCTTTTAAGGGGCGATATTAAAACACGTTTTGATTCTTACAGAGTGGCTCGCGAATGGGGATGGTTGAATGCAGACGAGATTCGAGCGTTTGACAATATGGCTCCCTTGCCGGATGGCAAAGGTCAGATATATTTGCAACCGCTCAATATGGCTGAAGCTGGCAAGAAGCCCCTGCCGCCGCCTGAGCCAAAGCCGGAACCAAAACTGAACGAGGAGGTATAAAATGCCTATTCCGAAACCCCAGAAAGGGGAAACAGAAGATGATTTCATAAGCCGTTGCATGAGCAACGATACGATGAAAGAAGAATATCCCGATAACGATCAGCGATTGGCTATCTGTTATGACTCGTGGAGAGAAAGCAAAAAAACGGCTTCTATTCATATAGAACGCAGAGCGTATGACTTCACCCTTGAGGAAAGAGAAGAAAAGACTGGCGAACTAATAGGTCATGCGGCCGTATTTGATGTTATCAGCGATGGCTGGATGTTTCGGGAAAAAATAAAGCGAGGTGCTTTTTTAAATACCATTAAACAAGATGATATTCGGGCGTTATTTAATCATAACCCCGATTATGTTCTTGGACGTAATAAATCGGGTACATTGATGTTGGAAGAAGATGAAAAAGGGCTTTTAGTGAGGATCAAGCCGCCTGACACGCAGTTTGCACGCGATCTCCGGACTTCTATTGACCGGGGCGATATTTCCCAGATGTCTTTTGGGTTTGAAACCAGAAAGGACTCTTGGGAACGCGGCGATAAAAACACGCCGGATTTACGCACCCTCGAAGAAGTGAAATTGTGGGATGTATGTCCCGTGACATTCCCGTTTTACTTGGAGACCGACATTGCTGTACGCAGTCATCAGGCATGGATAAATGAGGTAATTAAACATAAACCATTTAAAGTAAAGATGGCAGAAAAACTGCTACATTTGAAACTAAAAATTTAGGAGGTTAACATGGATGAGTTGACTAAAAAAAGGTCTGAAGTTGCCGAAAAGATGCAGGCAATGATTGACCTCTGCAACAAAGAAAGTCGTGATTTTAACGAAAACGAGGAAAAGGAATTTACAGCTCTCAATAGTCAGCTTGATTCTGTCAAGAAAATGATCGAACGGCAACAGAAATTGGATGAAGAAATTGCATTGCAGAAACAACCTGTGAAAACAGTTTATATTGCCGGACGTAAGGCGAAAGACAATGATGATGAACGGGAATTCAAGAATCTTGCCGATTTTGTTGGTGCGATATATGTCCACAAAGTCGAAGGTCGGTACGATAAACGACTTGATAAAGTTGAATATCGTGAAGGTAAGGAATTTCGTGTTCAGGAGATGCAGGTTGGTTCAGCAGGTGGTTTTGCTGTTCCCGACAAGTTCCGTCCCGGTCTATTACAGGTAACTCCGCAGGAAGCGGCAATTCGACCACGAGCTCAGGTATGGCCTGCAACTGACCCACCAGATGCAAAAGTGACAATGCCTGCGTTAGATCAAACTGGAAGCTCCAATATGTACGGTGGTGTAGTGATGTATAAAGTGGGCGAAGGTGCGACATTGACTGAGACAAGTGCAAAACTGAAAGAGGTTTCTTGGGAACCGCATGGCATCGGAGCTTTTATGCAGATTACCAATAAATTAGTGCGTAATTGGCAGAATGCACCGGCCACTTTCGAGGGTCTTTTCCGTAAGGCAATGATCGGGTATGAGGAAACACAATTTTATAATGGTAATGGTGTTGCAGGGCCACAAGGTGTTCTTTCTGCACCATGCAGGATTGAATATACACGTGCGACCACAAGTCAAATAGCTTTTGCAGATGTTTCCGGTATGTTGGCACGTTATAAGTTCGGTGGTTCTCCGGTCTGGATAGCTTCTCAGACGACTCTACCGCAACTTGTTACAATTCGTGATAGTGGCAATAATCAATTGTTTGTCATGGATGTGACTGAGGCAATTCCTGGGACGCTTTATGGTATTCCATTGTTTTTACATGATCGTTCAGTAGCATTGGGTACAACTGGTGATTTGGTATTGGGTGATTTTCAATACTATGTCATTCAGGATGGTTCGGGGCCTTATGTGAGTGTGAGTGAACACGTATATTTCACATCCGAGAAGCTGGCCATGAAGATTGTATGGTATGTTGACGGGAAATCGTGGTTATCGGCAGCCATTCCATTGGAAGGTTCCACCTCTAACACGGTATCACCGTTCGTGATTTTGAAATAAGGAGGTAATTAATTATGACTATGATAGCTGAAAAGTATCAAATGGATTTCGGTTTAGTGACCGATTTCACAGGAGGCGTGAGTGCTGGAGTGTATTCACAGGCATTTGATTTGTCTGGTGTGAAACGTGTCACGGTATTTTGCGGTCAGAAGGGAACGGCGACTGGAGCGGCTGCGTTTGGTTCATCGTTTGCCGTTTTAGCGGGAGTTGCGACTGAGGGGCCATCTTCATTCGCTTCCGTTGCCGGTCTTAATTGTGTCCTCGGAAATACAACCGCGAGTGAATTATGGGGTGTACAGTGCATCAGAATTGTAGCGCACAACTCTTATGCTTCTGCAAAAACTATCGTTATTGATGGCACGACTTATACATTTCAAGCTAACTGCACTGCGAGCGACAAATCAATTAGTTGTTCAGATTCGTCTGCCATAATTAAAGGACTTGCGACGGTTTTAGGATTGTTCGCGACGCACATTGAAACTTCTATCCAGACCACAGGCGCTACCAACTCTGCAATTCTTTTACGGGCAAAAGGGCTTGGGGCCGGCGCGGCGAGACCGGGAATCAATGTTGTGGTGTCGGCGAATGGAACAGGTGCAAACACTCTTTCAGTCACCCCAGAAGAAGATTTGGGCGTTATTCAGTTCAAACCGGAGGATATTCTTGCAACAAATTCGAGTTACACTAAGTTTTCCGTGAGATGCCAAGGAACGGTGACAGTGGCTAATAAAGCGTTTTGCGTGGTTATTCGTGAAATGGCTTATGGTTCAAGTTATAGTACCGCGAAACAGAGTACACTTCACATGATGTAACAAAAAAGGGGCGGGTAGAAATACCCGCTCCATTTTTTAAAATAAAAAGAAAAGGAGAATCTTATGTTGGAAGAGGAAGGCATGGGCATTAAGGGTATAGCGGGTTCTCAGTTAGAGGTTGTCACCACAGATAAACCTGTGAATGGGAATACTTCGTGGCTAATTAGTAAAACAAAAAAACTTGCAATAGTCGGTTGTTCCGATTCACGCAATACGGCTCCATTTGATTTTGACCCGAATAAGCCGGAAGAAGCGTGGGAGGTATGGGGGGTCAACAATGGGTATGATCTCCCTCGGTGGACGCGATGGTTTGAGATTCATCCCATCAAATTTGAGAACGGTAAATATTTCCGTCGGAAAGAAATAAGACCGGGGCTTTTTGAATATCAGGATGAATTTCGCGGTTTAAGGGTTGAGGATTATCTAAAGACTCTTGCCGCAATGGATTGCCCCGTTTATATGCAACAAAAATGGGACATCATTCCAAAGAGTGAGCAATATCCACTCAAAGTCATTCTGGACAAATTCGGTTATTATTTCACTAATACAATTTCGTATCAGATAGCATTAGGAATCGTCGAAGGATTTACGGAACTTGGTCTGTATGGGGTAGATATGGCTACAGGGAGTGAGTACGGGCCACAGCGTCCGAGTTGTGAATGGATGCTTGGTATCGCTGCTGGTCTTGGCATAAAGATTACGATTCCACCGGAAGCAGACCTTCTAAAATCCCGCTTTCTCTATGGCTTTCAGGAAAGGGAGCAGACGGCATGGGAACGCAAAATTCAGAACATGAAGAAATCCATGCAGGCGCGGTTAAACAAATCTGTTGAGCAGCATACAGCGGCGGAGAAGGCTATTCATCAATATACCGGAGCGTTGGAAGCAGTTAGGGAATGTGAACGTGTGTGGTCGAATCTTATGACTAAGAAAGATTGGAGAGACCCGTGGTAACAGTTACCTGTAATGTTTATTTTCAGGATAATAAAAATGAATGGCATCAACCCGGTACGACTTGCGAATTATCAAACGAAGAAGCGCAATATTTTGCCGGGCTTGGTTTTGTGAAAATCATTGAAACTACGATGGCAGAATTGCCGGAAAATCGTATTATCAATCATCGGAGAAGAAGAAAATGAAAAAGTTTAACATCAAGACTACATGGCGGGGGAATGATCCATATAGTATTTCCCTTGGCAATGATACTAATTTCTCATGGGAATTTCATCAGATCAATGTTCATTGTCAAGCAACCTTTACTGATCCCTCAACGATTTCATTACAAATTCATCACCATGAAAGTTCGGCTTATAATTCCCTTTTACTTCAAACCTCTCTTTCAACCGCTACCGGCGTTTTGCAAGATTTGTTGTGGGTTCCAGATAGACCGATCACTCTTTTTGGCAAAGATGCAGTCATAGTTACTTTCGCCGGAGTGTCAACCGCTCTGCAATTTGGCATAAGCGCTGTGGTTGCACAGTAAGGAGGTGAAGAAATGTTACATATAAATGGTTCTGCTTTTGACAGTGGCATATCTTCTATCAAGGCTGAAACAACAAAGATTGTTGATGCGCTTTATGCGATAACATTGGTTTCACCAACATTGGCTGCTGGTGTAGTTGTAACACCAGCGGCAACGGCTTGGAAACTCGGTGCCGCTGGTGCATTGGTAGCGACGAACGGAATTGCATCTGCTTTTCAGATTACTGGCATTAATATTGAGGGCATGACTTCTGTTGCTGCGGTTTGTCAGTTTATGATTTATGAAGGCACGGCTGCTTCGAGCGTTATGGCTGCTGGTAGGGCAAGGATTTCAACAAATGCAACTATAGGTGGTGCATTTTACATTCCGGTTATTTCGCCACAGATTGCTGCAAATAAATGCGTATATGCGAAAGTGGCTGCCGATACGACTGTGCAACCAGCTCCAAGAATCTCAATAAGCTATAAGAAGAAACCATAAGGGTGAGAGATGAGAAAATCACATATTCTGTTAACTGGAGCAACGACATACGCAGTAAGCGTCGATGAACTAAAAGCCCATCTGAGAATAGCAACAACAGCCGATGATACCCTTTTAGCATTGTATTCGCAGGCTGCTGAATTGCAGGCAGAGTCAATTATGGTAGGGCGGTCTGTAACTCCGAAGAAATGGGGGCTGATCTTAGATGAATTTCCCGCCGATGATGCCGATATTGAATTAATGAAAGCCCCTGTATCGTCGAGTGCAACCGATGTTGTCATTAAGTATATCGCATCTTCAGGGACTACAAATACATTTGCTGCTGCTTCATATGCCGTGGATACAGAAGTTGAGCCGGGACGTATAAGGCTTATTAGGGATTCCTCCGGCGATTATGATGAATGGCCGGATACGCTCGACCATCCGCGAGCTGTTCAAATCAGTTATATGAGCGGATGTGCTGCGGCATCCGTTCCAGAACCGATCAAGCAATGGATCAAGATGCGAGTCGGTCAGATGTATGAATTTCGAGAACCGATAGTGGCTGGAGAGGCTTTGCAAACCTTGAGGCGTGATTTTATTGATGGGCTTTTAGATCAGTATATTGTGTATCCGAGCGATTATCTATGAGAAGTGGGCGACTGCGACACAAAATAGATATTCAGAGCTTTACCGTAGCACAATCTTCTTATGGGGAGTCGGTGAAAACATGGACTGCAACACTTTCATCGGCATGGTGCGATATTGAATATATCGGGGGAGAAGAATCATTCGGGGGCGAGGAAATGCCCAAAAGGTTATCTGCACAAACAGCTGTGTTCACTTTGCGTTACACGACTGTCGTGCTTGATAATACCATGCGAATAAATCACAATTCAACTTATTGGAATATTATCCGTATGGATAATGTAGGAAATCGCAATCGAGAATACAGGATTTATGCGGAGCTTGTGAAATGACAATAGAAGCGAAAGTATATGATTGTTTAAGATTAAGCACTTCTATCTATGCACTTACAAGTAATGCGATTTATCCGAGCATCTTGCCGCAGAATGCGACTTATCCGGCTCTTGTGTATAAAACAATCGGTGGGCGACTCATATATGCTCTTGATGGTTATAAAATAGAAAATCCGCATTTCCTCGTTGAAGGTTGGACTACTGCATATTCACAAACAAAATCTTTAGCGAACGTAGTAATTGATGCAATGGAAAATTCAACATTTCAATATTTGGAAACTGAAGATTCCAATATGAGCACATTATCATATATATTGAATGAATCGGATGAAAAATTGACGTTAGAGATGAACATTTTTAAAGCTATGCTCCAGAGTGATACGGATATATATGATGACGATAAAGAACTTTACGGCATTTCGATGCAGTTCACGGTGTGGTGATGATACAGTTGATTCAGACTCATGGAATGAAAGAATTAGAGCAGCGTTTAAAGGCATTGCCGACTGATCTTGAAAAGAAAGTAATCAAGCAGGCTGTTTTTGATGCGTGTAAGATTGTCAGAGATGAGGCAAGAGCGGCTGCACCAGTAGCGGTAAAACCTCACTGGTTGAAATTAAAAAAAGCAGGGATCGTAAAAGGCACTGTGGCAATGGGGTATCTAAAGAAAAAGGGTGTTATCATTAGCATGAATCCGAAGGATATTAACCGCTACACTGAAGGTGTAAAATTTGGCAAAGTGACTGCATTGATAGGATTTGCGAGGTCTGCATGGTACGGATTTCTGATTGAGCGTGGTTGGATTGCAACGGGAAGAAAGTCAAAAGGAGTTAGTATTTCTCAGCATCGTCGTACAATAAAAAGCAGACAACACGGATGGAAGCATATCCCCGGCAGACCCTTTTTGCGACCTGCTTTTCAAAGAAATGTTGTGCCAGTAATTGAGCTTTTTAGAATACGGTTAAATAAATATCTTGAGAAGCAGGGGGCATAATGGCGCAATCGGAGATCCTTATTTATAATGTGTTAATAGCCGATACAAGCGTATTCGGTTTGACTTCAAATCGAGTATATCCGGCTCTTTTGCCGCAGGC